GGCGTGTCGACGAAGATTTCTTTTCCCACTAGAGAGTTTTTCCTTGCCGTCTGGCTTTGCTGCATCAGCAAGCTGACGCTTAGAAGGCTTTGGGTTGTTGATTGAGCCAGGACCACTAGGCGTTGGGTCTGGTTGTTCCCATCCTGGGATGTTGTCAAATAGTGTTCCGTCTAGGTTGCTGTCGCGGCGTGTTCTTGGGTCAAGGTCGCCACTAGGAACGCCAAGGCCTCGCCCACCCCGGAGTGTTCGGCCTAAAAAATTACCACCGCCACCCGCACCGCGAAGGCTTCTGCCGAGTCTTCGAGCAGCAGCTTTTGTCGCGGTCTCAAGAGCATCTTTTGCCTCTTGGTCAAGTTGTGATGCAATTACAACACCATACTCGTTTACGTATGTATCAATTCTGTGGTATTCAAGAACAGGGTCAATCATGCTCTTGAATTCAAATGCGTTAGCTGGGTCAACTGGCAAAACATACGATGCATCTTGAGCCAAGAATGGGTCAAGACCTTTTTCCATCAGTTCCTGTTCTTCGACGCCCCACTCTTCGAGCGTCTTGTATGAGCGGCGCTTCTTGCGACGCTTCTTCACCGTGTTGCGCAAGACTCCAAGAATAAACTCGCCAGGATATTTTGCTTCAATATCTTCAACCATCTTGATTTCTTCGTCATCAAGAATGTCGTTGTATTCTTTCTTACCAAATCCAACAACAACACCATCTGGGATAATTGCGAATCGGCACTTGCCTTCGTCTTCAACTTTTAGGTCAAGAATCTTGCACTTGCCTTCGCCCTGATAAAGAACGCAATTGGAGCACTTGACTCCGATGTCCTTAACTTTATTTTCAGCTGGTGGATAGTAGCCAGCCCAAATTCCATCACCGTCTTCGTCGAACTTGCCATACTTACCGGCAATGCGAACAAGTGATTCAGCCAATTCTCTTTCTTCTGCAACAAGTTCTGGCTTTTTGTTCTTGTCCATTCCTTCGTATTCAATCTGTGGGAGTGGAACCATGACCATTCCGCCGTTACCTGGCTTTACAGCAACAGGCATTGGCATAGCAGGGTTTGTCGTTGCTGGCTTCTGTGTAGCGGTTGGCTTGGCGGAGATTCCAGGAACCGGCGAAGGACCTGATTGCATCTGTGGTTTTGGTTGGTCTGCATGAATTAATTCTGGCTTGCCAAACATGTATTCACTGCCGGTGAAGTGGTAACCGATTCTAAACTTACCTTTGCCAGGCTTAACAAAAACAACCGAGTTTTCAGTTGCTTCAACAACCATTACTGGCCCTCCAGCGCGGCGTGAAAGTTCTGCCACAACAGAGGCAAGCTGCGAGCCACTTATTCTTTGAGCCATGCCTTCTTCAAAAATATTTTCTCTTGAAGGAGCATTTGAGCCTGGGCTGCCAACAACGATTGGCATCATGCCGTGCATTTTTTCTTCGTCGCTCTTTACAGAGATTGTTCCAGTCAATTGGTTTGCACCGTGGAGAACAGGGGATACCTCGTAAAGCTCAACTTCATAAAGAACGTTTGCTTGCAGGTTCTCGTCGTACTGCGCTCTGAGAGTCTTGTAGCCAATCGACCACTCTTGCTCTTCGCCAAAGAAGGCTACGTTTGCGAACGCTTCTTTGCCCTTTTCTGACTGCAGGTTGAATTGCACTTTTGCGTACAAGCCACCAATTCCAGCCATCTTCATTTTCATTGGGAGGCGTGGGTCAGAAGCAGGAACCTCATATATTTCAAGGACTTTCCCAATTGGGTCATTCCAGTTGTGACCCCAAACAACTCTTGGCTTACGACGCAAAAGACTCTTTGCAAATGCACCAGTGGCGCAAATGTCACCAACTGAGTCTTTGTTGCCTATTCCGGAAACAAAGCACTCAACAATGCCTTCTAGTTCATCTAGTTTGATGAGTCCATTCGAGGCCTTGTACTGGATGTTTCCGAAGTTAGAATTTGGCATAGCGCTCCTTGGTTCTAAACGATATTAGAACAACAATTAGCACGCTCACAGCAAGTATTGATGCAAAATCAAATAGTTTCAGTAAACGATTTGGAAATCTGTTGTTTTACTGAAAGTGTCTAGACGTACTGACCAAACTTCCATGCTCGTCGCGATTCGTCCTCGGCAATTTCAAATCTTTGTTTAGCCATAAGGTTCGCATACATGCTCACAAGAGCGCCGCGGAAAGATGCTGCTCTTTCTTCTTCGCCCAAAACGGCCAGAGAATTGAACATCATTGAAGATACTTGATTGAAGTTGTCAAGATTCATGCTCTTTATGCGTGACATCTGGGAATCAATCTGGGCATTGAGGTCTGATTGGTTTATGGTCTTTTCGGACTTCTGTCCATATCCGTCGTTGTACATATTAAACGAGTCTTGAATGATTGCAGAAATGACAGGTCTAATGTCTTCGTCCATCTGCTTATCCCAAACTTCTGGGGAAAGAATTGAGTCTATTTCTAGAGTCCCAGCAAACAGTGACTTCTTAGCCTTTGCGCCACTTGACTTCTCAAGGACGACTCTTTGCTGTCTCTCCAAAACTCTTTCGATACTCCTGTTGAGTATTTCGTTCCATCTTGTCAAGGCTTCTGCGCTCTTGATTTGAATCTCGTCATCAAGCGACTTGTACATCATCTGCCCTGTCGCCGCAGATGCTGCCCCACTTGGAACAGGTTCAGCGGTTGTGGCAACGGCGGCAAGTGCTTCTGGTGGAATTGTGCTTTGAGCCAACTGGTCTGGAGCTGGAGCGGCTGGCGCTTCAACTTGTGCCAATGCCCCTTGCATTGTGTTTGGGTCAAGTGGTGGTTGTCCTTCCGCTCCAGGCATTGGAGCTTCCGGCATTGGTGCACCAGGCATCGGTGCGCCTGGCATTGGTGCCCCAGGAGCACCACCCATCTCCGCAGATGGAGCGGTCTCCATCTTTTTCTTGGTGTTTGCGATTGGTATTAAGTTCGGGTTCATCAGCAATGAGTCAGCAAGGTCGGCTTCAACTTCTTTTCTTCCCGAACCAATTCTGTACTCGTTATTGCTGATAAGACCAGTTTGGAATTCTTGCATCAAGTATCTTTCACGCTCCTGCTTGTAGAGCTGAAGAATTGGGACTTCGCTTGTGTCAAAGTCAATGTAGTACTCATCGTCAAGTTCGTCCAAAGAGCGTGCTAGCGGCTCGAGATGCGGAAGCATTGTTTCCATCCAGAACACGCGTATTTCTTCACTCGCATTGCTAAATGTTCTTCCAGCGGCATTTCCAATTACTGACTCAGGAACACCAAATGACGCAAGGATTTCTTCCTTTGTAATCTGTCGCATTTGAGAATACGCAACGTCTCTTGGTGAAGCAGATGTATCCACGTAGTCAACACCATCGTCAGCAGAAATAACAGTTGTATGTCCTGCTCTTCCGATGTTCCCACGGAATCTACTCTTCAGTTCTTCTTTGTCGTCGTCTTCAATCTCGCCACGTAGAACAAGAAGACCACCAGGCCTTCCATCATTGAGTAGATAGTTTCTGTTGTAGAGCTTTGCTAGGTTTTCAATTTCAATTGCAACACCAGCTGACTCAAGAGGAGTGAGTGACAAATATGGGTCAAGTGGGTGAGGCCTTCTAATCCAGCAAACATCCTCTGGTTTCATTATTACTTTTTGACCATATGGCATTTGCACTTCATACCCAGAAACAAACTTCTTCGCATCTGGAATCGGCGCAGTTGATTGAGGCGGCAAAAGGTTGAGACCAATTATTCTTCCGTCTCTACCGCGAACTTTTTCAATGAATACACCGCGTGTACCAAGCAAGAGCTGAGCAGACATTCTGTATCGGAAAATAAAAGAGTTTTCACCGACGTTTGATTTAGTATTTAGAACTTCAAGCAAGGAGTTATTTTTTGCTCTATTCCCAACAAGAATTTCTCCGTCTGGAGAGTTGTCTTTGCGAAGAATAATTGGAAGTCGCGCTTGGTTTCCAGCGATTGCGTCGATACATCTAGCGACCCAAGTGACTTTCTGCATTCCTTCGCGGTATGCACGCTCAACATCCCATGAGTCTCTATAGGGTCTTCCTGCGTAGCTAGGGTTCTGGGCTATGGGCGCACCAGGTCCAAGTTCCTTGGATTGTGCGTTTGAGAGCGACTTATTGCTCGATTGATTCCATGCCATATTTACTCAAGACCTAATAGGAAGCCGAAAAAACCACAAGTTATGCCTGCCACTATCAATCCGGCAGGTAAGAAAATAAGTGCCGCACCAATACTGGTAAACAGTATAAATGAAATCATGAGCAAGTTGGCGAACGTAGTGCGTTTAAATAAGGATTTGACTCGCGATGGCATGGCTTTAATTCTCGACAGTAATTTTGACATATCACCTACAGTAGCGCATTCCGTGCTTAACTGTATCAAGAGGCAAATTAAATATGACAACAAATTGGAATCAGGTTCTGGAGTACCTTCAGCCGAAGATGCCACCTTTCTGCCCAGAAGAGCCGTCAATAAATCAGAAAGTTTTTTTGCGGACTAACTCTATTGAGGCCTTGTTCGGCGGAGCGGCTGGTGGTGGTAAGTCTTCTGCGCTACTCATGTCCGCTTTGCAATACGTGGATGTTCCTAACTATTCCGCAATTCTCTTTCGTCGAACATTTGCCGACTTGTCACTTCCTGGAGCGCTGATGGACCGCTTTAAGTCGTGGGCATCTCTTTATGATGACATCCACTGGAACAACAACAGCTTCCAAGCAACATTCCCCTCAGGGGCAAGAGTCTCATTCGGTTACCTGAATAACACTGGCGACTACCTTCGCTATAAAGGTTCGGAATTTCAATTCATCGGCATGGACGAAGTAACTGAAATCCGTGAAAGTGACTACAGGTACATGTTCTCCCGTCTGCGCCGACCAGCATCCGGGCCACTTTCTTCAGTCCCCCTGCGAATGCGTTCAGCCTCAAACCCTGCCCCCAATTGGGTTAGACAGCGCTTTATAGTTGAGGGGAAAACCGAGGGCAGAATCTTTGTCCCTTCAAAATTGACAGATAACCCAGGAATTGACGCCGTTTCATACCGCCAAGCCCTTCAGGCTCTTGACCCAATTGAAAGACGCAGGCTCGAAGAAGGCGACTGGTGGAGCACGACTCTGGGCACCCTTTTTGACAGAACCTCAATGGTTATCGTTGACGACAATGAAATCCCTCAAATAACCTCGTCCGCCAGAGCCGTGAGGTTTTGGGACCTTGCAGCCACGGAGCCAAACCACTCCAACCCCAACCCGGACTGGACAGTTGGAACGCTCATGCTTTTTGACCAAGGAATCGCTTATGTCCTGGACGTGAAAAAGGCTCGGGTAAGAGGGGAAAAGGTGGAAGAACTTATAGCCAGAACAGCCTACGAAGACGGCAAGGGCGTTCCCATTCGGATGGAACAAGAGCCTGGCTCATCGGGCAAGGCGCTCATGGACCAATATGCCAGATACGTTGTTCCAGGGTATGATTTTGCTGCAATTCGCTCAACTGGTGACAAGGTCACAAGAGCTAGACCGTTTGCCGCCGCGGCAGCCAA